AAAGGACTTCAAATACATCGGTGACGGAACTCAGCCGCCCCTCTTTGGTCAACACCTTTGGGGAAACGGCGGGAAGATGCTCGTCGTAACCGAAGGTGAAATTGATTGCATGACCGTGAGCCAAGTGCAGGGCAACAAGTACCCTGTGGTCTCTGTTCCCAACGGAGCGTCCGGCGCAAGGAAAGCCCTTCAGCGTGAGCTTGAGTGGCTTGAGCGGTTCGACTCTGTGATTCTCATGTTCGACATGGACGAACCGGGACGTGAAGCCGCGAAGCTCTGTGCGGAAATCTTTACGCCCGGCAAGGCGAAGATAGCACACCTGCCAATGAAAGACCCCAACGAATGTTTACTTGCCGGTAAAGGTGAGGAAATCATCCGTGCGGTCTGGAACGCGAAGGAGTACCGGCCCGATGGAATCATCGCCGGTCCTGATTCGTGGGACTACTTCATGAAGAAGCGTAATGCTGTGTCCATCCCGTATCCGTGGGAACCGCTTAACAAACTAACCTACGGACTCAGGAAGCATGAGCTAGTAACGGTTACTGCGGGAACCGGAATCGGAAAGTCAACTCTCTGTCGGGAACTGGCGTACCACTTGGTCAAGGCCGGGCAGAAGGTCGGCTACATCGCCCTTGAGGAATCGGTGGGTAAGACCGCCGAGTCCTTCATCTCTCTGGAACTCAACATTCCCCTTCATACTTCAAAGACGCCGGTCTCAGACGCGGTCCTTCAAGATGCGTGGAAGCGGGTGTTCGACAACCAGCGGTTCTTTCTCTACGACCATTGGGGTTCAACCGACATAGACAACCTCATCTCCAAGATGCGTTACCTCGTGCGGTCCTGCGGCGTGGATTGGCTGTTCCTCGACCATATCTCCATCGTGGTGTCCGGCATCGCTGATGGTGACGAGCGGCGAATGATTGACAACATCATGACCCGGCTCCGCACCTTCGTTGAGAACGTGGACTGCGGACTCATCATCGTTTCGCACTTGAAGCGGACCGATGAGAAGATATCCCACGAGGAAGGCGGACGAGTCCGGCTGTCTCACCTGCGAGGGTCCGGCGCAATCGCTCAGTTGAGCGACATTGCCATCGGCCTTGAGCGGGACCAGCAGGACGAAGAATCTGCAAATGTGGTGGCGGTCCGTGTGTTGAAGAACCGGTATTCCGGTGACACGGGTATTGCCTGTGAAATGTACTACGACAAACTGACAGGTAGGCTTTACGTCCGAGAAGCCGAGCAGGTGTTGTTCACTCAGGCGGCGACAGAGGATGGAAGCATCGACTACTAAGAAAGGAAGGCGTGTATGGGAAAGTATCCATCATGTGATTCGTGTGATGCCTATGTCGATAAGTTCTGTGTGGACCGTAAGTCTGGTGTCAGAAAGTTTGAACCGGACCCCCGGCTTTGTGTTGGTTGTCCTGACCATCAGCCGGTCAAACTGTTTCGGATGCATGACCACGAGAACCGCAAGTCCATCTGGCCGAACATACTCGACAACAATGGCATCGAACTGGACGAGAAGAACCCCGGTCCTGTCGGCGGTTCTCAGCCGTCGCACGACCCTGTGAAAAAGCCGAAGCACTACACGCAGGGTGAAATTGAAGTCATCGACTTTGTCCTCGACCAGAAGTTCGACTACTGCGAGGGCAACGTGGTCAAGTACCTGTGCCGCTACAAGTACAAGGGCAAGCCCCTTGAGGACTTAATGAAGGCGCGGACGTACTTGGATCGGCTTATTGAGCGGGAGATAGCGAAGGTCAAACCATGAGGTATCCCCTGCTTCATCTCTATTATGAGCGGAAGTTCTGATGTTCAAGCTCGGCCCCGGCAAGTGGGGCGACTTCAAGCCTGACTACCTGTTTGACAATGAACCCGATGAAGTAAGAACGCGGAATGTAGCCGCCCTCGTTTCCCAATGGTGGGACGTGTGGCGGGGATGGATACGACTGCTTTTTAGACTTTGAATCCGAATCTCAGGGGTGGGGATGACGGGGGGACGACCAGTTGGGACGCCTGTTGGAATCCTTAAACCGGCCCCTTTCCCTGAGGATTATTTCCAGCGAGTCAAGTGACCGAAAGGAGATTGTATGAGTATAAGAATCTTCGACATTGAAACGGATGGGTACGACCCAACCCGTATTCATGTTCTCGTCATCAAAGACGTAGAAACAAACGAGGTCCACAGGTTCCGGCAGAACGGGATAGAGAACTCCATCCCGCTTGGTCTTCAAATGCTGGCGGACTCTGACGTTATCGTCGGACATAACATCATCAAGTATGACCTGTGGGCAATCCGCAAACTGTATCCGAACTGGAAGACCCGCGCTAAAGCCTTCGATACCATCGCTTGTACCTACCTCATCTGGACGAACATCAGGGACATCGACATGGCGAAGGCCAATCGCGGGGAGTTCCCGAAGGACTGTATCAAGAAGCACCACTTGAAGGCATGGGGCTACCGGCTCGGCATCTTCAAGGGAGAGTTCGTAGGGCCGTGGGAGAAGTGGACGCAGGAGATGGAAGACTATTGTGTCCAAGATGTTGAAGTCACCCACGCGCTTTACAACCTCATCGTCAGTAAGAACTACTCTCAAGCGGCCTTTGACCTTGAGCACGAAGTCTATCCTCTCATCGCGGAGCAGGAACGCAACGGCTTCATGTTTGACCGAGCCGCCGCTGTTGAACTGTACGCAATTCTGGTGAAGAAGCGTCTGGAACTGGAAGCCAAACTCAAGGAGTGTTTTGAGTGGTGGTTCCGGCCCGGCGCGTCGTTCACTCCAAAGAAAGACAACGCAAAGAAGGGTTACGTCGCCGGGGCGACCATGACGAAGCTGAAAATTGTGGAGTTCAACCCCCGGTCCCGTGACCATATCGCAGACCGGCTGATGAAACTCCGTGGCTGGCGTCCGACATCCTTCACCGATGGCGGCAAGCCTGAGGTCAACGAGGAAATCATCGCCGCCCTACCCTATCCCGAAGCCCCGCTCATCGGGGAAATGCTCATGGTCGAGAAGCGAATCAGCCAACTCGCTGAAGGGGACCATGCGCTACTCAAGCACTACAACGAGGATGACGGCAGGATACACGGTGGCGTACTTCCCAACGGAACTGTGTCAGGGCGCGCGTCGCATATCGCGCCGAACTTGGCTCAGGTTCCACAGCCACGCTCACCGTATGGCAAAGAGTTCAGAGCTTGCTTCATCGCTCCTGATGGCATGGTCCTCGTGGACGCAGACGCTTCTGGACTTGAGCTTCGGATGTTGGCGCACTATCTCGCCCGGTATGACGAGGGGGAGTACATCAAGGTTGTCCTCAACGGCGACGTACACACCCACAATCAGAACATGGCGGGACTCACTACTCGGGACCAAGCTAAGACGTTCATCTATGCCATGATTTACGGTGGCGGTGACGAAAAGCTCGGGTCCATTACAGGTAAAGGAGCGCGTGAGGGAAAGCGGTTGCGAGACCGGTTCCTTGAGAACGTCCCGGCTTACGCGAAACTTGCGGAGGGCGTCAAGTCAGCCGCCCGTGCGCGGAAGTATCTCATCGGTCTGGACGGCAGGCATCTGAACGTCCGGTCCCTTCACTCAGCACTCAACCTTCTGCTTCAGTCGGCGGGTGCGATTATCATGAAAAAGGCGATGTTTTTGTACCACGAAGACCTGCGGCGACAGGGCATCTATTTCAAGCAGGTGTTGTGGTGTCACGACGAATGGGCCGCAGAGTGTCGTCCAGAGGACGCACAGAAAGTAGGTGAAGCGATGGTTAACGCAATCAAACGTGCGGGGGAGTTGTTCAACATCCGTTGCCCTCTCTCCGGTGAGTACCATATCGGAAAGAATTGGGCGGAAGTTCATTGAGTCAGACGCAACGATGTATCAAATGCGGCAAAGTTAAGCCGCTTGATGAGTTTTATCGCAACCCACAAGCACCCTCGGGAAAACGGCACGAGTGTAAATCCTGTTTCTCTATATACTTCGCAGGAAGGCATCGTGCCAATCCCGCATATAGTATGTGGTGTTCTGCCAAACAACGCGCAAAGAAGCGCGGTTTGCCATTTGACCTTACTCCACAAGACATCCTTGTTCCGACACATTGCCCGATTCTTGGGATACCCTTAATTATTTCTAAAAATGGGAAGGGGAAACCATCGGGCAACAGCCCCACGCTGGACCGGATTGACCCGACTCTCGGCTATGTCCGCGACAATGTTTGGGTAGTAAGTTCTAAAGCCAACCGAATGAAACAAGACATGAGTCCAGAAGGACTCTTGGAGTTCGCAACCAAAGTGTACGACGCGGTTTACTGTAACCAGAACTGTGCCGTACCAAATCAACCATAAAGGAGACACACTATGATGACATACGAAAAGAGAACTATTCTGAACGCCATCCCCGTCGGGAAGGCGAACTCTATCACCAGAAACGAATTGAAGGCCATCACCGGTTTCACCGACAGGGCTATCCGCCGGTACATCGCTGAGATGGTGACGGACCGTGAGGCGGACATCATCTCCACGTCTAACAACAGCGGCTACTATCGTGCGAACAATGTGTGGGACTATATCGACGCCATCACCAACCTCCGCAAGAAGAACTTTGCGATTCAGCAGAGGCTCATGGCGCTGGAAACCATGCAAGCCAACTTCGCACGTGGGGCGTCGTCCAATGCGGTCTAAGTTTGGTTGGACCGTTGCGACACTCGCCATCACGTTCTTCTTCGCGCTGATGCTTCTTATCGCATGGCCCGTCAATGCTGATGAGGTAGTCATCCCCTATCTCTCAGTCGAACCGGATTGGCTTGTCAGGTACTACCTTGATGGAAGGACGGTGAAGGTATGATGACGCTGAAAGTGGAAGTGAACCTGCAAGTGGTCGAACACTATCTCGACAAGTACCGGCAGTCGGTTGTTGAGATGAAGATGGACCGGCTGTCTCACGACGTTCTGCTTGAGCGGTCCCGCAAGATGCACAGGGAATTGGGAACGCTCGTGTCCTACCTTGAGAATTGGAAGGAGACTTCCAATGAGTAGGCGCGAACTGGAACAACCCTGTCCCGAGCAATGGACTCACTACGAGAAAACCGGTGAGCGCATCGTGGACTTCTGCAAGCGGAAAGCTAAACAACACGTCAAGGACGATGCTCCCTACCTCATCACTGTTGGGGAGCAGATGTCCTTCGATTTTGACCAAGACGAAGGAGAGTGATTATGGACCCCATCACAATCACAAGTCTTATTACGGGGCTGTTCAAACCCATCAGCGACCTCGTGACCGGCTGGCAGAAACGCCAACAGGCAAAGCTTGAGTCCGACCTGCGTATCAACGAGGCGAAGACTCAGGGCTTGGAAGCCCGGTTGAAGGCCGGGCAGGCAGCCGACATCGCATGGGAGAACACGAGCATCACGAACTCTGGATGGAAGGACGAGTGGTTCACAGTCGTTCTGAGCATCCCGGCTATCCTGTGTTTCATCCCGTCGATGGCCCCGTATGTGGCGGCTGGCTTCGATTCTCTGAAGGGAACCCCTGAGTGGTATCAATGGGCGTTCCTCGTGGCTGTGGCTTCCAGCTTCGGCTACAAGAAGATTGCCGACTTTATGGCACTCAAGAAGGGGGAGTGAACCTAAATCTATTTCACCGAACCATTTGACTTGCCGGAAGACACTTTCTTTGAGGAACTGCATCCGGCGGGAAAGGAGAACTGAATCATGACAAGCATCCTTGCACTCATCGGCATAATCCTGATGACGCTAAACCTCATCGGGATTACGTCTTTCGATTGGCTCATCGTTATCGCGCTCATCTGCGCGCCGGTGCTGGTTCCGGCGGTTATCGCCGCTGTGCTGTTTGTCGGCGCGGGATTCTGCTGGCTCATCTCTAAGGTGACGGGGCGCGAGTAACATGGAAACCCTCGCTAACATTTTCTACTACGGTCCCGCTGTCCTCATCGTGGCGGGGCTTGCCCTACTCATCGGCGGCATCCTGCTTCTGAGGAAGAAATGAAAAAGCGCCCGACCAAAAAGTCTCGGACGATTCTGGTGGACGGTGACATCATCCTATATCAACAGGCTTTCGTTAATTCGAAGTCTGTTGATTGGGGTGATGGTATCGTGAGTGAGTGGCTTGAACAGGACATGGCCTATGCTGGCGCAAAGGAGTTCGTGTTCTGGTTGAAGGAACTCGTCCACGCCACCGACATCCTCGTCATGGTAACTGGCGGTAAGAACTTCCGCCGGGACATTAACCCCAACTACAAGGCGAACCGGAAGGACAAGGAGAAGCCCGAACTTCTGGACATCACTATCAAGGCACTCAACGACAACTTCACCGTCATCTCAGAACCGAAACTTGAAGCTGACGATTTGCTTGGACTGTATGCTACCGACAGTCAGCTTTGCGGCGGGGACAAAATTATCTGCTCCATCGACAAGGACATGATGACCCTGCCGGTCCAGATTTACAACTGGAACCGGACTGAGATGAACGTCATCAAGGTCAATCCCATCGACGCTGAGTACCGGTTCTTCCTGCAAACTCTCATGGGCGACCCGGTGGACGGATACCACGGTATCCCGAAGGTCGGACCGAAGAAGGCGCAGGACATCCTCAACGCCGCAATCGAAGAAGGAATCCCCCTGTGGGATGCCGTCACAAACGCTTATATTTCAAGGGGTTTGACGATTGAGGACGCGCTGTTGAACGCTCGGATGGCATATATTTTGAGGACCGGTGATTACAACTTCAAGACACATGAGGTAAGACTATGGAATCCTTAGGAGATTTAAAAGCACCCACTAAAGGAAGACAGAATGTTCTAACTAAAGGTCCAACCTTTAGTGACCTTCCCGGCACAATCGCTTATCTGAAGTCTCAGTTCCCCGACACCTGTCCGGCTCTGAGTCTTGCAGACCGCGAGATATGGTTTCGGGCTGGTCAAGCGTCTGTCTGGAAGCATCTTCTAAGCGTCCTTGAGGACTTAGAAGAACGCGCAATGCTTGGTTCTGACATCAACGTGCGCGGTTAACCTACAATTCGGGAGAATGAAACATGGCTGGAATCAATCCTTATTACAGGCGCAAGGTTCGCGTTCAGAAACTCGGCTTTAAAGAGCTTGAGGGTGTGTTGAAGAATGAGGGGACTGTCCGCGTGTCTTACAAGGATGGCTCGGCCTTCCTGTGGGATACCGCACAGGACTTCTCGTCTGTGGCGATTCCTTCCGGCACAACCGGCAAGGGTACTCGGCGTTACAAGGCATACATCTTTGACGCGAGTGGTTACGTCATCAGCGGATTCTGTGACATCGAAGACACCAACTACGCTGTCGGCGCGGACGTTGTCGTGAACGGTACGTTTGCCGCCGATGCTGTCGGCGCGGACGTTGTCGTGAACGGTACGTTTGCCGACGATTCGGATTGGGTGAAGGGTACGGGTTGGACCATCGCTGACGGTAAGGCCGCGAAAGCAGCAGGAGAGGCGTCGAACCTCACGGCTTCTGCGGCAGTCGCTAACATCGTACAGGGCGGTCTGTACCTCGTCAAAGTGAAGGTGGCTTGCACGACTCCGGGGACTCTCGTTGTCAAGGCGGGTAACACCAATGTCGGTTCTATCGTTTGCACTGAGGCGGCTGCGGAAGCGAACTTCTCGTTCTTCTACACCGAGCCGACCGGTAACGTAAAGCCGACTATCTTCGCGGACCAGAACTTCGCGGGGACCGTTGATGACCTTCAGTTCAAAAAATCGGATTGGGTGACGGGTACGGGTTGGACCATCGCTGACGGTAAGGCCGTGAAAGAAGCAGGAGAGGCGTCGAACCTCACGGCTTCTGCGGCAGTCGCTAACATCGCACAGGGCGGTCTGTACCTCGTGAACGTGAAGGTCGCCTGTACGACTCCGGGGACTCTCGT